TCGAGCGCCAATGAGCACTGCGGAAAATGTTCGTCCAATGAGTGTCGGCGGGAGGGAAGATGTGGTATACTGGTTCAGGTATATAAAGACATGCACGATCATGAACAGCTGGGACACATGCACGGCCGCCCTGAACGGCTGCGACTTTGACGGCGATATACTGTATATCACAGACGACCCCGTGATCCTTGAGGTAGCGCCACACCTGAAGACGTTGTATTGCGCACAAAAGTCCGCTCAAAAGAAGATAGTCACAGAGGAAGACCTCATCCAGTCAAATATTGATGGCTTTGGCAATGAGGTTGGGAAGGTTACCAACAGAGTCACCAGCATGTATGATGTTCAGGCTCAGTTTGAACCTGGATCGGTTGAATATGAAACACTCGCTTATAGGATTCGTTCGGGGCAGCAGTTTCAGCAGAACACCATAGATAAAACGAAGGGGATTGTATGTAAGCCGATGCCCAAATATTGGTATGACTACCATTCGATCACTCCAGCAGGGAATTCCGGCGAGAGTTCAGATATCGATGCAATCAATAAAAGGATAGTTGCAAATAAGAAGCCATACTTTATGCGTTATGTTTACCCGCAGATCATGAAAGACTATAACAATTACATGAAGAGGGTCAACATCAATTGCATAGCTAATTTCAGGGTAGACTTGAATGAGCTTCTTATGATGCCCGCAGATGAAAGAAGCGAAGAAGAAAACGTGTTCGTCGATTATTGCGAGAGATTGATGCCGGTCGGCATGCACGATTGTACGATGAACAGGATTTGTATGCGTATCGAATCTGTGTTCGATTGTGCTAAGAACGCAAGCGAGTCGCGTCAGTTTGATTACTCTATCATGAAAAGCGGATACAAATACGACCAACATACATACTATACGCTCAAGAAAACGTATGATGAGCATAAGAAGAAGCTGGCCGACATCGCAGCGTTGGATAGCGAACGGGTTTCAAGCAAAGGCGGTGTGTTGGATTACAGATCGTCCATGATCGAAAGGTTCAGCCGCAAAGTGTCTGTAGCCTGCAATAATCGCAAAGAGGCCGGTGACATAATCCTGGACATATGCTACAAGAAAAACTATACCAAGCAGTTTGCATGGGATGTTGTGGCGGATGCCATAATCGGGAACCTGTTGGAAAAGAACGGCCATCAGATGTCTTATCCAGTAAAGGACCCAGACGGTGACATAGAATATCGTGGCGAAAAATACTCCATGACAAGGATGGTGGTTAATGATGAAGGAAATAGTGTTGAATGAGCGAGAGTGGATTACGGCCGCGCTTGAAAAGAATGATCTTGGAGGAATGCCATTATATGCTATACAGGTGTACGCAAGATATCTCATGGAAAACGGGTGTAATAAAGGCGAAGTTCGAAAGAAAATCAGCGAAATGCTATTAAGGTTCGATTCAAACATTAACCTGTATGAATGGGACAGCGCCATAGAATATGCAATTCGGCACGCAGGTGATAGGCCTCTCATCAGCGTTGACGGTATAAGAATAACCAATGAGGAGCTGAACAGTATCAAGGCGGTGCGCGGCCCGCAGAGGCAAAGGCTGCTGTTTACGATATTATGCTTGTCAAAATATTATTATGCAATTTCAGACAAGAGTAATTATTGGTTCAAGATGGAGGTGAAGGATCTTTTCAGCCTTGCGAATGTTGTCGCCAGTAATACAAAGCGGGGACTTTTGCTGAATGATCTGATAGAATCCGGACTGGTTTCGAGAGGACGAAGGGTGGATAGTGTTAGTATGCGTGCCAATTTCGCAAACGACGATTCGGATACAGCAATCATGATAAATGATTTTAGGAATCTCGGGTACAGGTACGATAGCATTGAGAATAGCAATTACATAACGTGCGATGAATGTGGCGTTCTTGTTAAGAGAAAGGGCAGAAGACAAAAATACTGCCCTGATTGCGCGAAAAAGATAGACCGCATCCATGCATTGGAAAGGTATTATAATTCTGTAGCGTAGTTAAAAATGGAAATTTTCGATTTATGACATAGCACAAACCCCCGATAATTCGGGGGTTTTCGCATAGTGAGTCAAAACCGTCTTTCTTGATAATAAAGTGCGATATATCAACAATATCGAAGGACGAAAGGATGAGTTTATGATACAAGTAACCAAGGAAGAAATGGCAAAGTTGAGGAAGCGATTCCCGAATATACAGGCGACACGTACAGTCCATAAGTATTATGTTGAGGAGAGTCGTGAGGTTGTTTCCTTCCTGAAGAGTAATTGCAAAAGCGAGGAACACTCTGATGCTTGAACGCATGCCGGGCGAGACCGCTCTGCAACACCATAAGAGACTGATCGACGGCAAGCTTGTTGATAAAACACTGGCTGACTACGATTATGCAGAACTTGCCCCATATGTTTATGGGCAGGATTACTCTGCTGATGTTGCCAGAAGGATGATGTACGGATCCGAAAAGACGTTACAGTTATTGGACGCAGAGACGGCAATAGCCAAACCGGATGATCCGCTCATAGCTGAGCTCGAAATGAAAAAGATAGAGTTGCAAAAAGAGCGGCAAAGATTCTTCGATCAAAGAATGGAGTTCAACCGGGCTGTCAGGAACCAGGCTCGCGAAGATGAATTGAAGGAGATCCTGGCGAGGACAATCGAGGCAGGAAGACTTCCTGAGCTACAATATGAGCCTTTCGATACATATAGTTCTGATACAGATCTGATCGTATCATTGAATGATATTCATTATGGGGCACAACATGAAAACTATTGGAGTAAATATGATTCGAATATTTGCAAACGGATGTTCGCAAAGTATCTTGAGTCTATAATCAAAATAGCAGAGACACACCGTTCCCAAGACTGTTATGTGACATGCAACGGCGATGCTATTTCAGGAATCATACATCAGTCAATACGTGTGACCAATAAAGAGAATGTTATAGAGCAGATTACAGGTGTATCTGAGTTGATCGCGCAGTTTCTTTCTGAACTGAGTGCCCATTTTAGCAATGTCTATTTTTCAAGTGTTGCTGGTAATCATTCAAGGATTGAGAAAAAGGACGACGCAGTTCTGCAAGAGCGGCTTGACGATCTGGTCGAGTGGTATCTAAAAGCACGGATGTCTACGTTCGATAATGTTCATATTGGAAATGGAGAGAAAATAGATTCGACGATTCAAGTAATGAACGTTCGCGGATTGAATTACCTTTCAGTACATGGTGACTTTGAACCGACGATTACGAGCGTAACGAACTTACAGGCCATGGTCGGTCGGCCAATCTATGCCGTGCTGATGGGGCACAGGCATCATAATTCTACTGATGTTGTGCAGGGCATTAAGATTGTTCAGAGCGGAAGCTTTCTGGGTACAGATAATTACTGCATAAGCAAACGCTTGTTCGGTAAGCCTGAACAGATCGTTTGCGTGGTTGACGACAGCGGCATAAGGTGCACATACGATATAGATTTGTCAGTACAATAAAAACTTAAGGAGGTGGTGCAATGCCGAGGAAGACGAAGCAAGTTAAAATAACAAGCCCGGAAAAAATGGCTAATATCAACAAATCAAACCTAAGGCTTAAGGATGATTTCCTGCTATACTTGCGATCCGTACAGAGGTCGGAGGGCACCATCTCTGGCTATAGCTCAGACTTAAATATAATATTTACATATATTTTAGATGAGCTTGGAAACAAGGATTTTCAGAAGTTGACCAAGCGAGATTTGATCGCATTTCAAAACTGGATGGTTACAAACGGTATGTCAAGCGCGAGAATCCGGAGGTTGAAGAGCGCGATCAGCAGCCTGTCGAATTATTGTGAATCCATATTATCTGACGATGATCCTGATTTTAAAGACTACAGGTCTATCGTTCGGAAAATAGAGAACCCGCCACTGAACCCAGTCAGGGAGAAAACGGTTTGGTCTGATGAAGAACTTGAAGGATTGCTGGATGAGCTGACAGAGCAGAAGGAGTATGAGAAGGCATGTTATGTTGCTCTGGCAATGTATGGTGGCAGGCGCAAGGCTGAGTTGTGCAGATTCAAGGTCTCGGATTTTACGGACGATAAAGTGGTGTGCAGTGGTGCGCTGTATAAGAGTGCACCAATACTGACGAAGGGGAACAAATACCTGGAGTGCTATACACTGAAAAAGAAATTTGATCCGTATCTGAATAATTGGATGCAGTACAGATCCGAGAATGGTATACAGAGCGATTGGTTATTCCCAAAGGCCAGTGATCCGAGCCAGCATATAGAGATATCAACATTGAATAGCTGGGCAAATACTTTCAGCAGAATAACTGGCAGAGATTGGTATGCACATTCTTTGCGACATTTTTTTGTTTCCGCCCTGTCGAGAGCGGGTATTCCGGACAGCATAGTCGTCCAGATCATTGGCTGGAGTTCGTCTGAAATGTTTAAAATCTACGATGACAATCCTAAGGATGATCGGATTGCCATGTATTTCAGCAATGGTGATATCGATACATCCAAGGTAAAAACAATGGAGAATATAT